ATATGGTACAATAGCTGATGGTAAGCCTGTGTACAAAGAACAGTGGAATGATCATATCCATATCAATCCAGAAATCCAGTATGTGCCAGATGAGCCTCTCATTGCAGGTCTCGACTTTGGGCTTACACCTGCGGTTGTCTTCGCTCAGTTGACACCTAAGGGTAAAGTGAATGTCTTAAATGAACTTGTCAGCGATGGAATGGGTATAAACCAGTTTTATAATTTTGCTATTAAGCCCTTTATTCTTGAGAATTACACCAAAAAATCAAAAATTACTTGGATAGGTGATCCAGCAGGTAATAAGCGGGCTGAAACAAATGAAGTAACTGTGTTCAAAGAGCTCGAAGGCTTAGGAGTTGATATTGAGCCAGCAAATACTAATGACCCAATGGTCAGAATTGAAGCTGTACGGTATTATCTCGAGCTGATGACTGGCGGGGAGCCTGCTTTTCAGCTTCACCCGGCATGTAAAGTTACAAGAAAAGGGTTTAATGGCGGATATTGCTTTAGAAGAGTTCAGGTAATCGGGGACGAGCGATTTAAAAGTATACCTGACAAAAATCAATACTCGCATCCCCATGATGCTCTACAGTATCTTATGCTCTATATACGTGGAGATGTCAAGGATTCAAAACCCTTCAAACGGTCAAAAGAGACTTCTAGATGGGCAAGATAGGAAAAAAGCCAACAATCGACACGTTCCTTGCTTGGGCATATGAAGCAATGCAAATGCATTACTCATGGCACAAGGACTCATGGGAAGACTTTGAGTTTAGGGATGGTACACAGTGGAAGGATGAAGATGTCCAAAAGTTACTTGACAAGGGTATAAACCCCCTTACAATTAACCGTATCTTTCCTGTCCTTAATCTTATATTTGGTAACTATATTCGTAACCAAAAAGATATTGTCGCTAAAGGTCGCACAAAGCATGACAATGAGCTTGCTCAAGTAGCGTCTGAAGGAATTCAACTGGTCATCGACCAGAATGGTGGGACGGCAATACAGCGCGAAGCTTTTCAGAATGCTATAACAACAGGCTTTGGATGTGTCTATACAGGGTTTAACAATGACCCGAGAAAAGAGAACATCCTCTTACGGCAGATTCCGTGGTATGCTGTGCGCTGGGACCCCTATGCAGACCCATGGTTCAATACAAATAATTGCAGATATGTCTTTTTAGCTGAGTGGAAGGATATTGAGAATGTTAAAATGTTCTTTCCTGATAAAGCTAAAGAGATTGATGAAACTTGTAATGAGATTTCAGAAGGGCCGGCAGCAGAAACTTATCTCCCTGGTGGAGAAATCGATGATGTTGGCACTTTAATCGAGAATTATAAGAAGCTTATTTCCTCTGGAGATTGGGTCAATAAAGAAAGAAAGCGTGTCCGCCCAATAGAAATGTGGTATACAAGTATAGAACCTACATGGTTCGCAATTATGCCAGATGACAGAGTCTTTGAGCTAGATAATTATTCGATCAATGAGCAATATAATATAGTTATCGCTTCACGGGAGCTTATAAAGGCTCATGTGAAGAAGATGCATGTAGCAACCTTTTTGGGCAAACTGTTACTTCAAGACGTTCCCACACCTTTTCCGCACTCAGAATACCCTTTTACTTCATTTGTTGGCTATCTGGACCGTTATAACTTTCCGTATGGGGTTCCACGGCAGGTTAAGGAACAGAATATGGAAGTCAACAAAAGACGTTCTATGGCCTTAGCCCTCATGAATAGTCGACGAACAATCACTGAAGAGGGTGCAGCTGAAGACCTTAATGCAGTACACAGAGAAGTAAATCACCTTGATGGCTTCGTTGTAATGAAAAAAGGTAAAGGGGATTCAATTAATATACATGAATTATCAGACTTAGCCGCACCTCAAGTTGAGATGATGCGGCAGTCAGAACAGGAAATCCAAGAGATTGTTGGAGCAAATGATGAATCTCTTGGCTATAATACCCCGGCTCAGTCTGGAGTCTCTCTTGAGAAAAAGCGGCAATTTAGTTCAACTGTAACCTTGTCATTAATGGAAAATGCTTATCGTTCACAAAAACTTCTAGGTGAAAAAGTTTTATCATTAATTCAAAACTCTTGGACAGAGGAGAAAGTTTTACGTGTAATTGATCGTTTATCTGGAGTTGAAAAGTTTATTGAGATAAATCAAAAAGTCCAGACTGAGACGGGGGCTATAGAAGTTAAAAACGACATAACTCAAGCACGTTTTGACCTTGTGGTTGCCACTAAAGAGATTACAGACACTATGCGTGATAAAAATCTTGATCTACTTTTCTCTGCAATTAATAAAGCACCTCCTGAAGCAGTTGCACCACTTCTTAATGTTGCTTTTGAAATTTCTGATATTCCTGAAAAAGAGCGCATCCTGGATAAAATACGAGCTGCTACCGGAATGCCTGAAGAAGAAGAGGACTTGACTGCAGAACAGCGTAAACAAAAACTCCAAGAAGCTAAAATGCAGCAAGAAGCTGAACAGCAAAAAGCAGCAGCAGCTGAAGATATGAAACAAGAAGTTGACCGTCGTAAAGACGAAGCAACAATTGAAAAGCTAAAAGCTGAAGGAGAAGCAAAGCTTTTAGAGGCTCAAGCACAGAATCGAAAAGTTGAACAGGATGGATTTTACAGGTCACAAGAATTTGTATCAAAATTATTCGAGGAGGAGTAATGACACCGCAACAGGAAGCAGCTTTTGAGAAAAAAGCAGAAAAACACTTTAAAGGCCAGAGAGAGCTTCCCAATGGCCGAAATTTTCGATTTTGGAACCATGACAAAGATACAAAAGCAGATAAGCAGTATCGGAAGAATTTTGATAAAGTATTTCCTAATTCACCCGGTGCAGGTATTTAATTCGCCCGTGAGGCGTAAAATTTTCGTCCAGTGAGACGTTAAAAGGAGGCAGTATGTCAGGAGAAGAAAGCGTAGTAAAGGCCGAAGTTGATCAAGCTGCAGACGTTTTAGACCAAACCACTGCAGTAACTGAACCTGATCCAGATGCTTGGTTGGCTGAGCAAGGTTTAGAAGCGATTTCTGATGACGACCTTCGTGGAATCGAAGAGGAAGAAGAAGGGGAAGAAGAAGGGGAAGAAGAAGAAGGGGAAGAAACTCCCAAAGACGGTGATGAAGAAACTGAGTCAGAGGATGATGAAACGGAGCCTCCTCCTCCGAAAGACTCACAAAAACCACCTAAGGGCTTCGTTCCCACAAAGGCTATTCAGGAAGTAAGGCAAGAAAATCGGTACCTCAAGGACCAGATTAAAGCTCTTGAGGAGAAGATTGACACCGTTGCATCTAAGTCTACAGAGCCAAAACAAGAACCTGAGGATGAGTTCAAAGTTCTTTCAAAAGAAGAATTTCAGGAATTGTATGAAGACGATCCTCGTGAAGCTATGACTTACATGATGGATCTGCAAGAGTACAAAGAAAAGCAAACTCAAAAGCAACAAGAAGCTGACCAGCAAAGGTATGAAGCAGCCCAAGCTCAGCAGGTATTTAGAGAGACCTCAGAGCTCATGGAAAAGACTGTTCCAGGCATTTTTGATGAAGATTCAGGAATACAGGAAGAACTTGTCGAGTTTGCCGAGTCTATCGGCTTCAAAGAAGACTTGTTTTATCTCACAAATCCTGAGACTAAAGTCATATTGCCAGGTGAGTCAAAGCCCACTTATCTGGGCAAACAGGCAGCTGAAGTACTAGGCTTCATTGCAGGAGTGAAAGAAAAGCTTAATAGCCCTGAAAATTCGAAAAAGGAACAAGAACTTCGGCAGCAAATTGAGGCAGAAATCTTACAAAAAATAAAAACTTCTTCGGGTAAGGACTTTAAGTCTTTATCAGATATTCCTACGTCAGAAACAGAAAAGCCTGCAAAGTTTAACCGAGTACTTTCTGAAGCTGAATTTGGAAAACTCTCTGACAAAGAACAAGAAGCTTACCTTACTGGGGAATAGTATAGGGAGCATAAACAATGGCAATGACCGAATTTGCATTAGGACATGCGCTAGCCGTACAGCGGTGGTCGACCTCTTTGGCCATCGAAGCAGCGAAACGGTCCTATTTTTCAAAGTTTATTGGGCAGAGTAAAGATGATCTCATCACTCTGAAAACTGAACTCAACAAGGCTGCTGGTGAGAAAATCACTATTGGTCTTCGGATGAAGCTGACTGAAGCTGGCCGTGAAGGTGATGAAATTATTGAAGGCCATGCGACTGCTGAAGAAGCACTCAGTTTCTACTCTGACGCGATCTATATTGATCAGCTCAGAAAATCCACTAAGTCCAAAGGTAAAATGTCTGAGCAGAGGGTCCCTTATAGTATGCGTAAGGAAGGTCGAGATGCTCTGGCTACTTGGTGGGCTGAAGAAATGGATGAGCAGATCATGTGTTACCTTGCTGGTGCACGTGGTATCGATACATCCTTTCACAATCCTACTAACTGGAATGGCCGAGCAAATAACGATCTAACAGTCCCGAATGCCGACCATCACATGTTTGCTGGTGATGCAACCAGTAAAGTTGACATGGATGCTGATGACAAAATCACATTGGTTGACATTGAGAAGTTGGTCGCACATTCTGAAACGGTTGACCCGATGATTCAGCCCTTCATGATTGACGGCAATAAAAAGTTTGTTTTGCTGATGCATACGTTCCAGGCATTTCAGCTGCGAACTTCAACCACCACCAATGACTGGCTCGATATCACCAAACAGGCAACTGCAGCCATGGGTGAAAAATCCCGGTTGTATAAAAACAGCCTTGGTGAATACGCTGATGTGATTCTTCATAAGCATCGGAACGTGATCCGGTTTAATGATTATGGAACGACTGTAGGGTCTGGAAAACCGGACCTTGCGGCAGCACGTGCATTGTTCCTTGGCGCCCAGGCTGGCTTGATTGCTTATGGCCAAGGCAGTGGACCCACTCGGTACTCTTGGAACGAAGAAAGAGATGACCGTGGTAATGCGTTGGCTATTACAGCTGGCACCATCTTTGGTGTCAAACGTACTCGGTTCAACAACAAGAGTTTTGGCTGCATCGCTCTTGACTCTTACACTCCTAACCCTTTGACTTAATTTCAAACTGAGACTAGCCCTCCGGGGCTAGTCTCAAGGGACTTAATATGATTAACGTAGTTTATCCATTTGTGATTTCTGATTGGGAAGAGCTTCGATATTCACTTCGTTCTTTGGAGCAGTATTTTAAAGAAGATTTTGAAGTGTATATAATGGGAGATTATTTACCAGAATGGATAACCAACGTTAAGTATATTGAGACAGCACGGTATATTAACCCGTATGAAGACACAGGAAACAAGTTATTTACTGCTACAGAGTTATTGGAAGATTTTATCTGGATAAGTGATGATACCTTTTTCTTAAAGCCTGTAACTTTTGAGGACATACGTTATCAAAAAATAGTTGCAGAAAGACAATATTCTACTTGGCCAATGCATATAAGGGAAACAGTTGATTTACTACACACATTAGATATAGGCCATGAAGTTTTTAATTATGGCACTCATACACCTCGATACTATGAATCAAAGAAGTTAAAGCAGCTTGCGGAACAGTGGCCTATGTTTAATGGCTTTTTAAATCCAGAATTCATGTACTATAACATTTTTGGTTCAAAAAACCCAGAAGTACTTAACGATAGGCTTTATGTGAGGCAGCCGAAACCTGTGATAGTAAAGCCAGAGTATAAATACCTTAATATAGGTAATGGTGGTCTCACGGAAAAAATGAAAGACTATTTAGCTTATCGTTTTGACAAGCAAAGTAAATTTGAAATATCTGAAGTGCAAGATACCCGGCAAGTACCAGAAATAAAGCTCAATACCTATACCCCAGAGGGAGTATGGATTAAGTATAAGGGGAAAAAGAAAAACTTTAAGTACGATGCTTATGATTTTTCTAATGGCCCCATAAAGGTATTTCCTGAACATGCAAAGCGTATGATTGAAGATTATCCAAAAACTTTTGGTCTTGTGAGTACATAATGCCTACATTAAATGAGTTAAATTCACGTGTACGATTTATAATTCAAGATAAGTCACCAACTATTTCAGCTGCAATTAATTCGTATATTAATGAAGGCATTGAGATGGTAGCTGCTGCAGTTCTCCTTCCAGATCTTGAAATTTCTGCAGAGATCACTACTCTTAGTACAGCTGTTGAAGTAGATATTCCTGACTCATGGGGTTATGACAGAAATCTTTACTATGTATCCTCACAATCAACTAAGAAAGAATTATCTATTTACTCATCAGAATCTTTATTTGTCCGAGAGTACCCAAAATTTCGAGTTCAATTCCGGAAAGGCCCAATAGAAGCTATAACAGTACATTCTGGTAAACTTGTCTATTATCCAGTAGCAGAAGAAACACTACTTTGTAAGTACTACAAAAAGCCTGCTCTCTTGGCCGAAGGGACTGATGAGCCAACATATATTCCACAGCACCTTCAATATCGCCTTCTTACTTCTTATGCAGCAAGTGAGATTTTTAGCCTTATTGAAGATGGTATTGAAGGTCCAAAAGTAAATACAACTTTTCATATGACAAGATTTGAAAATGCTCTAATTCAACTGGATGAGTACTTTAGGATGGGAAGATCACGTCCAGAACCAATACGTAAGTCTGATTGGATTTAATATGCCTGCAGTAAAAGATATTAGCATACGTGCTTTTACCGGCATGAACAACCTAAAGCAGCACGGCCGCTTTTGGGCTGATGCCGAGCACGGGGTTGCCGAACCGCGCATCTTGCTGAACGCGGATGTCAGC